GAGCCTCCACAGCGCCCCCAAGCCAACATGACCCCAAGAACCCAAAGATGGGTTCAAGAAAACTCAGAGTGGTTTGGAAAAGACGAAGAAATGACCATGATGGCAATGGGACTTGACAAGAGACTTGCCAAAGAGTATGGTTCAGGTTATATCGGTTCTGAAGAGTACTTTAGGACTATAGATAATACAATGCGAAAGCGTTTCCCTGAGAAATTCAGGAGCACAGAGGAAGACGACTCTTCAACGTCTAATCCGGTATATGAGGAAAGTCCTCCACGCCGCGCACCAAACCCAGTTGTGGCTCCAGCAAGCCGCAGCACTCCGCCTAGCCGCGTAAAGCTAAAAGCATCTCAAGCCGCCATTGCGCGAAGACTTGGTGTGCCGTTAGAACTATATGCAAAGCAGGTTGCTCAACTAAATAGAGGTGAATAATATGACTGATAACCGTAAACCCCGTGAATTAGAGACTCGTGACGTGTATGAAAGACCAACGGAATGGAGACCGCCAGAGACTCTTCCAAGCCCGAACGAAAGACCAGGTTGGAAACATAGATGGATGCGAATCAGCATATTAGGTACGGTTGATCCGTCCAACATTTCTTCTAAGTTGCGTGAAGGATATGAGCCGTGTAAACAGGCGGATTATCCTGAAATGATGATGCACGCGTCCACTGAAGGCAGATTTAAAGGCTGTATTGAAGTGGGTGGATTGATTTTGACTCGTATTCCTGAAGAATTTTTAAAGCAGCGTGATGATTATTACGCAAGGCAAAACAAGGCTCAGATGGAATCTGTAGACAACAATTTCATGCGCCAACAAGATTCTCGGATGCCAACTCTGTTCGCAGATAGGAAATCTGAAGTCCAATTTGGCAAAGGTTCATAAATTTTTTGGAGTTTTTAAATGGCATATCCTACCGTCTCAGCCCCATACGGGCTAAAGCCGATCAATTTGATTGGCGGACAGGTATTTTCTGGTTCCACTAGAAACCTACCTATCCAATACGGTTACGCAACAAGCATGTTTTATGGTGACCTCGTGTACCAGACAAACGGCTTTGCAAACCGTACAACCTTGACATCTAACAGCTTTGCTTCTGGCAAAATCCCTGTTGGCGTGTTCTTGGGATGTTCTTACACCAACCCAACAACCAAGCAAAAACTGTTCAGCCAATACTGGCCCGGCGGTACACTTGCTGGTGATGCAGTAGCAATCGTTGCTGATGATCCTGACACAATCTTTAAGATTGCTGTTGTTTCTTCTGGTACAACTATCGCTTCAGCTAACCAGGAAATGGTTGGTTACAACTTGCAACTCGTTGACAACACAGGAAGCACAGCTACAGGTAACTCTGCAATTGCTGCTCTTGGTTTGACAGCGTCACCTGCAACAACCAGCTCATTCCCACTACGTGTTATTGACGTGGTTCGTGATACAGCTTACAGCTATTCAGCAACTGGATCTTCAAGTTCTACTACTATTACCATGACAACCGGACCTAACGGTAACGTGTTGGCTGGTGCTGATGTATCTTACTTGGCTTCTGGCGTTGTTGTTCAGACTGGTTCTTTTGTAACTTCAGCAATTGCTTCAGGTGCTACATCTGGAACATTAAACGCTACTGTTGCAGTTCCCGGAAGCATCACTGCTATTCCATCCGCATCAACCATTGCATTTACTATGTATCCTGAAGTATTGGTGAAAATCAACTTTGGTCAGCACATGTATTATGCAGCTACCGCTAACGCCTAAGGAGTAATTTAAATGGCTATTTCACGCGCACAATTGCTCAAAGAGCTACTCCCAGGACTGAACGCATTGTTCGGATTAGAATATGCACGCTACGGCGAAGAGCATAAAGAAATCTACGAAACAGAGACATCTGAGCGTTCATTTGAAGAGGAAACAAAACTGTCTGGCTTCTCAGCAGCACCAGTCAAAAACGAAGGCTCCGCTATCGCTTATGACAATGCTCAAGAGGCATGGACAACCCGCTATAACCACGAAACCATTGCTCTTGGTTTCTCAATCACTGAAGAAGCGATTGAAGATAACTTGTACGACAGCTTGTCTGCTCGTTACACAAAGGGCTTGGCTCGTGCGATGGCATATACCAAGCAAGTTAAAGCCGCTGCTCCTTTGAACAACGGTTTCTCTGGCGCTTATGTTGGTGGTGATGGCGTTTCCCTCTTCTCTACTGCTCACCCATTGGTGAACGGCGGTACAAACGCAAACACAACATCTACTCCTGCTGACTTGAACGAAACAGCTCTTGAAAACGCTGTTATTCAGATCGCTGCATGGACAGATGAGCGCGGTTTGTTGATTGCTGCCAAGCCTAAGAAGTTGATTGTTCCACCAGCATTACAGTTCGTTGCAACCCGTTTGCTCGAAACTAAATTGCGTGTTGGTACAAATAACAACGATATTAGCGCAATTGAGAACAATGGTACTGTGTCCGAAGGGTACACAATTAACCACTTCTTGACTGCAACTAATGCGTGGTTCTTAACAACAGACGTACCTAACGGTCTCAAGCATTTCGTTCGTACACCGCTGCAAAACAGCATGGACGGCGACTTTGACACTGGTAACGTCCGTTACAAGGCTCGTGAGCGTTATAGTTTCGGTTGGTCCGATCCACTCGGAATCTACGGTAACTATTAATTTAGTACCAAAAAAGTGGCCCTTCGGGGCCATTTTTTTTGTTTAAACGCTTGACAAATCGTGTAAACAGTGTATATTACATTCATCTGGGAGTTCAACCTTGTTGCCACTGGCCCAGCAGACGATGCAACGATTAACAAGGTATCTTTTGCATAAGGACATTTGTCATGGCACGTTCCACGTTCTCCGGCCCAATTCTCTCTGGGCAAAATCGTTTTGGCCCAATTCGTGATATAGGTTATACAGACCTCGTTCAGACGGCTTTGTTAGATTTTTCAGTAACATCACCTGGCGCTAACTATGGCGGCGGATCAGGTCAGTTTGTTGCTTCTAATAACATCCCCAACAGTAACGCTGTTATCTATACACCTCAGTCTGGCGTATTTAGCAATAGCGGTCCTACCAAAGCTTCTGCACCTACAGCAGATGCAACCAACCTGGTATACCGTGGTGTCGTATTTTATGTGCCTTATAGCTGCAATATCACAGACGTTATTTTTGATATTGGCACAATTCCCAAAGATAACGCAGGTACACCCGTTGCAGTAAGCGCAATTCAGCCTTACGTTTCAAATAACTTTGCAACATCTACTGGTGTTTACGCTACATTCAGTAATATCTCTAGTCCTGCTGCTCAGAGATACACAGGCACATTTGTTAGCTCACAACTTGGAAACAGCAATGCTACATTACAAGATTTCCAAAACCCCAACGTTGGTCAAGACCCAGCATGGTTTGGTCAGATTGTTGTGACTTTAGCCATGACTACCACAGCAGCAGGTCTTTCTTCTGGTCAGGTCGAAGTAACTATTCGTTACAACCAAAACGACATGAACATTGGTAACGCCACAACTTACCCATACGGTAACTTTGACTAATCTCTAGGGGCTTCGGCCCCTATCTTTAACCTTTAAGGAGATTATTCATGGCAACATCGTTATCTAGTGGCGGCATATTGTCGTCAATGACCCGTCAGGGTAAAACTGAACCGTTTGATCTACAGGTAGCTCGTGGTCAAGTTTATGGGCATAATATTGTTAGTTTATTTGGCTATCAATCAGCAGTTGCCAATACAACAATTCCAGTTTGGGAATCAGCTACGGTATACCCAAATTATTTATCATCATCCGCTACATTTTATTTGTATAGCGCAAGTGCTTCTGATTCTGGCGCTGTTATATTGGTAAATGGTCTAGACGCAAACTTTAACCAAATTAGCGAGTATGTAACCATATCTGGAGTAACAAATCCAACTGGTACAACTGTTAAAACATATCTAAGAATTCAAAGTTTGTTTTTAGTAACTCCTGCATCTGGTCAAAAGAACAATGTAGGAAAAATTACCGCCACGACATCTAGTACATACGCAGGTATTACAACTGGCTCATCTGGAAATGCCTATGCGTACATTAACGCAGCAATTGGTAAATCTCAGATGTCTGTGTTTACTGTTCCAGCTGGGTATACTTTTTATTTGGATATTGCTGAAGTAAATACTTCAAATACTTATGCAGGTACAGAGTATCTTACTTACAGCGTACAAGCATATAACAGTGTGACTGGTGTTCAGTTAAATGTTTTACAACAACCATTTGTAGCCATTTACACAATTAACAGATCAACCGTTCCTTTTGTATATACAGAAAAAACGGACATTCAATGGCAACTTACAACAAGTACCTCATCCACAATTGCTGCTGGTATGGTTATTGCAGGTAAGTTAATTAAGAATGCAGCAGATGTAGGAAGTACATAATGGCAAAGACTCCAGCATGGCAGCGCAAGGAAGGTAAAAATCCTAATGGTGGATTGAATGCCAAAGGCCGAGCGTCTGCCAAGAAGGAGGGTCACAATCTTAAGCCGCCACAGCCAGAAGGAGGTTCTCGCAAGGATTCCTTCTGCGCCAGGATGGAAGGATTAAAGAAGAAATTGACCGGATCAGAGACGGCAAACGACCCGGAAAGCAGAGTAAATAAGAGCTTAAGAAAATGGAAATGTTAAATGGATGCTATGGTTGTATGGAACGGTGTTTTGTCTCTATTGATAGGGATAATTGGGTTCTTTTTAAAAGACAAATTTGCAGAAATCAAAAGAATTGATATTTTGTTAAACAAAACCAGAGAGGAGATTGCTCGTGAATACGTCACCAATGCAGAGGTTAATAGAATTACAGACCACATTGACCAAAGGTTTAACAGACTTGAAGAAAAAATTGATCTCCTTATTCGTCAAAAGGACTGATAAAAATGCCTAGTTCTAGCAAAGCCCAACACAACATGATGGCAGCAGTAGCTCATGATCCAGCGTTTGCTAAGAAGATGGGCATACCCCAATCGGTTGGCGAAGACTTCACTAGCGCTGATAAAGGTATGAAATTCAGTGGCGGCACTAAATCGAGAGCTGATTCGCAAGCCGTGAACCAGCCAAAAACTCAACATGGTAGCGAGGAACTTTTTAAAAAAGGTGGATTTATGAAAAAGATGGCTAAAGGCGGAATGAGTGAAACAATGGGTCCAAGAGGCATGTCCGAGGACGTGGAAAAAGGATCAAATAAAAAGAAGCCTCATGGTGAGCACGGCATTGAAAAACGCGGTGCAACTAGAGCTATGATGCCTAAAATGAAAGGTAATGACATTGGGACTGGACCTGAAGTCAATACCATGAAGAAAGGCGGAAAAGTGAAGAAGTACGCTAAGGGTGGATTTGTTTACGGTGAGCCAATGGAGCCTGTAACAGCGGGTGGAAAGAAGGGTCGCGGTGAGCATTCTATTCAGCAAAAGGGTTTAACCAAAGGTAAATACTGTTAAGGAGATAGATATGAAACAAGGTATGGATCATCCACCACTCATGAAAGAGTCTAGCCCACCACACACTCACAATGTGCATATGGTTGAAAAACTGTACGGCGGGGACGGACATGTACACCACCACAAAATGTATGGTCAGCACGCAGCAGGTCATATGAAAGAGCATGAGAAAGTAGAAAAGCTCTGTGGCGGCGGAATGGCACATAAGAAATAAGGAGCCATCATGGCATCTTCACAGAATCTTGCTGGGTTAGCAGCTTTAGCTGCGCTTGGAGCTGGTGTTTACACGCAAAGGCAAAAGGATCAGGCTGCTCAGTCTAGTCCAAGCGCAAATCCAAACACAAATCCGAACATAAATCCAAACATTGCCAATCTTCCTTTGGATGATCCAATGTTCAACGATTATGAGCAAACCAACTCACAGGTTGGCTCTGCTGGGACTAGGACTATTCCAGGTCCAGGTGGAAGCTATATCAGTAAACCAATCCCAGATCAAACTTCTGTGGCTCCCCGAGCAAGACCTGTATCACGTCCTGTTGCCCGTGTTGCAAGCGCCCCTGTTGCACAAGGTAGCGCTTTAGGACAAGCTAATTTAGCTGAGATGAAAAGGCAGCAAAATCTTGCGGATATTCAACGTGATCTTGAGCAAGATGGAAGTCCACAAGAAGATGCTCAATTGGCTGCTTTGCGTGAATCTAGAAGTAAAAAAGAACCATCTAGAGATCAAAAAACAAGAGCTGCTTTAGATAGATCTAATCAACTTCAAGAAGAATATCAAAGGGAAAAAATTCGCAAAGCTAATGCAGAATGGGATAACCCAGAAAGATATAAGCTTGAAATGAATTCAGACAAGCCTTATAAAAAAGGTGGAGCGGTTAAGAAAATGGCGAGTGGTGGAATGACCAGCAAGCCAATGAATAACGCTTCAAAACGCGGAGATGGAATTGCTTCTAAAGGCAGAACCAAGGGAAGGTTTGTATGATGGCAAGTCGCGGCATGGGAGCAATCAGATCATCTAAGATGCCAAGTGGTAAAGAAAAACCACGCCGCGATGATACAGACTTTACCGAGTACAAAGAAGGCGGACATGTTGGACTTTATGCCAATATCCATGCAAAGCAAAAAAGGATAGCCAACGGTTCAGGTGAGAAGATGAGAAAACCTGGTGCTAAAGGCGCACCAACCAAGCAAGATTTTATTCAATCAGCCAAGACAAGGAAATCAAAATGAGCTTACTTACAAACTTAGAAGAACACGCAGAGCATTTGCTTGCTTTAGTTGAGCACATGATTCAAGTGCAACTTAACTCTCACGGAGTTGTTAGCGAAGCAACCCAAAAGATTCGTGATGTATTGGATGCCCATGTTAACTCTAATGAGACTGTTTCTGCTCCCGCCGCTGTGGATGTTGTTGTGGATAATACACCTGCTCCAGCTCCTGTGGATGCTCCTGATTCACATGAAGAGACAGTGGTGGTAGAACCTTCTATAGTGAGCTAATACATGGCACAAACTTCCGGAACCGCAACGTTTAACCTCCAACTCACCGAGTTATGTGAGGAGGCGTTTGAGCGTGCGGGTCAGGAAATGCGTTCTGGTTATGACTTAAGAACAGCCAGGCGCAGTTTAAACATCATGTTTGCAGACTGGGCTAACCGTGGTATTAACATGTGGACAATAGACCAAGGTACTATCACCTTAACTCCAGGTCTAAACACATATGCTTTACCGCTCGATACTGTAGATCTTTTGGATCACGTTATCAGGACTCAGTCAAACAATACGTCTAATCAGGCAGACCTGACCATTACACGCATTAGTGTTTCTACCTATGCTACGCTTCCCAATAAACTTCAACAAGCCAGACCTATCCAGGTTTGGATACAGCGTTTAAACGGGCAAAACTTACCCACAGGTTATACAGTCGCAAGTTCCGTAGCATCAACAGACACAACAATTACCTTATCTTCCACAGTTGGAATGCCATCGACTGGGTTTGTGCTTATCGACAGTGAGACGATATGGTATCAATACATTAACGGGAATGTCCTCTCAGGATGCTTCCGTGGACAAAACAATACGACTGCGGCTATTCATTCAGTTGGAGCGGCGGTCAGTCAGCAAAGCTTACCCGCCATCACAGTTTGGCCTACACCTGATAACTCTCAGCAGTACCAATTTGTATATTGGAGACTGCGCCGCACAGAAGATGCGGGAGGTGGTGTAAACGTCATGGATGTACCGTTCAGGTTTATTCCTTGTATGGCGGCTGGTCTTGCGTATTACTTATCGACTA